AGATGTTATAGCTATAGCAGCAGGTACTGTAGCAGACGCTACTATTGCTTACCAAGAAACCGGTTCAGATGTTATAGCTATAGCAGCTGATATTGTAGCAGACGCTACTATTGCGTATCAAGAAACTGGTTCAGATGTTATAGCTATAGCAGCTGATATTGTAATAGAAAGTACATTTGCTTACACAGAAACTGGTTCAGATGTTATAGCTATAGCAGCTGATATTGTAGCAGACGCTACTATTGCGTATCAAGAAACCGGTAGTGATACTATAAACACAGCAATAGATATTGTAGTATTCGCTGCATTGGCCTACCAAGAAGTAGGTACGGATACTGTTGATATAAATGCAACTGTGGACCTCCCGGGATTTAGCTTAGTATTTAACTATACTGAGATTGGATCAGATGTTGTAGCACTAACAGCTAAGCTTAGTACATCAGTAGACATATCAGTACAAGAAGTTGGTTCAGATACTGGTGGAATTAATATAGATAGTGCTGTAAACGCTGTATTCGGGCTAACAGAAACTGGTTCAGATGTTGTAGCTATACAAATTGACCCCGTTGTACAATTTATACTCGCATCATATGAAACTGGCTCCGATGAAGTATCTATAGTATCAGAAGCTATTAATAGTATAGTTATAGCAGCTATAGAAACTGGAGAGGATACAGTACAAATTAATGTGTCTGGTATAATCTCTACTCTAAGACAGAAAATTAGTGGCGTGGCTCCATATACTCAAATAATTGGTTTAATGCCTTCTAATATAGTAGGCGGCGTGATGCCTTCCAATACAATACAAGGCTTAGCTCCTAAATCGGAGATACAAGGGAACACAATATAATGACAGATATAACTAGAAAGAGAGGAGACACGTACCCTATTGAGCTTACCGTACTAGACAATACAGGTGTTGCAGAAGATATTACCGGTGGAGTACTACTAATGACTGCGGACCCAGAAAAGGAGCCACTAGATGCACTTAATAATATATTTCAGATTAGTGGAGATATAGTAAGTGCGGCAGATGGCACAGTAACTTTTGCAATGACAGATCTAACTTCGGATTATGTAGGCGTATTTTACTATGACGTTCAACTGGACAGAGGTGGTGTAAAAAGTACTGTTGTTGCCGCGAAGCTTACCATGCTTCAAGATATAACAAAGGATTAATATGATAGAAGTTTATGAGAAAAGAGGAAGATGGTGTGCAAAAAGCGATACTAAAAGAATGCGTAAATTTCTTACTGAGATAGAAGCGCGAGAATATGTAGGGTACCCTGAAGAAGTTGAAGAAGATACCGATTCATTTTTAGAGCCAACAGAGGCAGAGGAATGGGCATCATTTAACCCGGACGCATAGTTTATGGCAATTGAAGTAAGCAGAGCAGATATAGTATCAGATAGACTAGTAGAGTATAATAAGGCTACCAGGTTTCTAAAACTCCCAATATTACCGTATATGGAGTTACTAGGGATTGAGCCTATAGACTCACAGAACGCTATTATTAATGCGATAAACAATCCAAAGTATCGTTTTATTACTGCTGCCATTTCTAGGCGGCAAGGTAAGACTTATATAGCTAATATTATAGGACAACTAGTGTCTCTAGTGCCTGGGTGTAATATTCTTGTTATATCACCCAACTACTCCCTGTCTGCTATTTCCTTTGAGCTACAAAGAACTCTTATTAAGCATTTCGACCTAGAAGTAACTAAAGATAACGCAAAAGATAAAGTTATAGAACTGTCTAACGCTTCTACTATTAGAATGGGCTCTGTAAATCAGGTAGACTCTACCGTAGGTAGGTCCTACGATCTGATTATATTTGACGAGGCTGCTCTATCTTCAAACGGAAAGGAGGCTTTCAATGTAGCTTTAAGACCAACACTAGACAAAGAAAACTCTAAAGCATTATTTATATCTACCCCTCGTGGTAAGAATAACTGGTTCGCTGAGTTCTTCGACAGAGGCTTCTCTGTGGAATTTCCTGAATGGGCATCTATTCGAGCCACCTACAGAGATAATCCCAGAATGTCAGATAGGGACGTAGAAGAGGCTAGAAAATCAATGTCTGATGCTGAGTTCAAGCAAGAATACGAGGCTGACTTTAATACTTATGAAGGACAAATATGGAACCTAAATAAAGATAGGTGTATACAAGATCTGATAGACCTTGATATAAGTGACTTTGATATGATTGCTGGAATGGACGTAGGTTTCAAGGACCCCACCGCCTTTGTAGTAGTAGGCTTTAACTGGGGCAGTGAAGCGTATTACGTATTAGATGAGTACTTAGATAATGAAAGGACAACAGAAGGTCATGCCCACGAAATTCAAAAACTAATAGAAAAATGGGATATAGACTTTATTTTTATAGACTCTGCCAATCAACAGACTAGATTTGACCTTGCTCAGATGTACGATATATCTACTACTAACGCTAAAAAGTCTGTACTTGATGGTATTGGACACGTTGCTAGTATAATAGACAATGATAAGCTGATTATTGATAGAAAATGTGAGCATACTCTAGTAGCTATTGACCAGTATCAGTGGGATAGTCGTACAGGTATTATGAAGGAAAAACCAAAACATAATCAGGCTTCCCACATGGCGGACGCCCTAAGATACGCACTATACTCCTTTGAGACTTCAGTAAACATATATTAATATAGCTACTTAAAAATAGTTGTTGACAACCTATGTAGCAACCTATATAATACATAATATAAATAAGAGGTAATGTAAAAATGACAAAGCTTAAAAGGCTTCCAACAAAGTATGTACGAGACAGGGCAAAGTCTGCATACAATAAAGGAACAGAGTGCTTTGTATGTACTACTGCCGAGGAGTTAGAATTTCATCACTTTTATACTGTAAGTATATTACTAAATACCTGGATAAGAAAGAACCGACTAGACCCTGAAAATATATTAGACTTCAGAGATCGGTTTATTGAAGAACATAAAACAGAGCTGTACGATGAAACGGTTACTCTCTGTAAAAATCACCACGCTAGCTTGCATATGGTATACGGTAAAAACCCTGCCCTAGGCACTGCACCCAAGCAGAAAAAGTGGGTAGAGATTCAAAAGGAAAAACATGGCGCTATTTAGCTTTCTAAAAAAAGATACTGATAAAGACGAGAATACAGTAGAAAAGCTAAACCCAGGTCAGAGATACATGGGAGGCGTTATTGAAAGCTCGCCTGAGCCTGTATTTTTATATGAAAAAGCCTATGAGAACATTGAGGTAGTTAGTAGAGGCGTTAACATGATTGTTGATGATGCTGCTGATATACCCACTAAAGTAGGTAGTAAAACAAAAGGTATAGCAGTAGTAAAGGGAATGAGGCAGGATAAATTAAATACCCTACTAAACGTAGAAGCTAATCCTTTTCAAGATATTAACACCTTTAGACGTAACCTAATAATCGATTTAATACTTGATGGAAACATATTTATATATTTTGATGGGGTACATTTGTATCACCTACCAGCAAAACATGTTGAAATTCATACTAGCAAAACGTCTTATATAGAAAAGTACACATTTAAAACGGTTACATATAGACCTTCCGAGATAATTCATATTAAAGATAACTCTTTTTATTCCATATATAGAGGCGTTCCAAGACTTCGCTCTGCCATTAAAAGTATGAAACTACTACTATCAATGGTTGACTTTCAACAGAATTTTTTCGATAATGGTGCTGTACCTGGTCTTATCGTAAGCAGCCCTAATACTTTATCGGAAAAAATAAAAGAGAAACTTCTTCAGGCTTGGTCTAACAGATACAACCCTAGGACTGGAGGTAGAAGCCCTATCATACTAGATGGTGGCTTAGAGGTCCAAAGCCTTACCGATAATAAATTCGCTGAATTAGACTTTGAGAGTTCTATCACTACCAACGAAAATAAAGTATTAAAAGCTCTAGGCGTTCCGCCTATTCTATTAAACTCAGGCAATAATGCCAATATTAGACCTAATATACGTTTATTCTATCTTGAAACTGTTATACCTATTGTTAAAAAGCTTAATTATGCATACTCTAGGTATTTTGGTTATGAACTTTGGGAGGACGTAACAGATACGGCTGCTATGCAGCCAGAACTGAAGGATCAAGCTTCTTACTTCTCAGTTCTAGTAAACGGAGGAATAATGTCCCCTGCAGAAGCCAGAGATAAATTAGGGCTAGATGTAATACCTGGACATGATGATTTGAGGATTCCCGCTAATATTGCAGGAAGTGCAGGTGATCCTAGCGAAGGTGGAAGACCAACAGGAGAAACTGAATAATGTCAAACAAAGCACAAGTGAATAAAGCCTTACAAGACCTAGGTATGTATTTCGCGGAGAAGGGGAAAATTCTCAGTACTACAGAGTATGTGGATTCTCCAGACAGACCAATAAGACTGTCTCACCTACGTAGAATATTCAGAAGTTATTCTAGAATGGTTCAAATGCTAGAAAACAGAGAGCCAGACTTATTTAGCTTAGCTCAGGAAAAACCCGTAGAAGAGCAGGTAGAAAAACCAAAAACTTCCGCAAATGGGGCTTTAGCTGCTGCTAAAGCTGCTGCTGCTGCTGCTAAAGCTGTTGATTCTTCAACACAGGAAAGCTCAGATGCCGACTCAGAATAAAATATTTAATATAACATCTGACTTTAAAGTAAAAAAGTCGGACGACGGCAGTCTAACCATAAAAGGTTATGCTAGCACTACAGACATAGATAGAGCTGGAGATGTTATTACAAGCGACGCCTGGACTAAAGGCGGCTTAGACAACTTTAAGCGCAACCCTATCATTCTATTCAACCATGATTACCATTCCCCTATAGGAAAAGCTACAGATATTAACGTTTCTGTAAAAGGTCTTGAACTTACGGCAAAAATTAGTAAGTCAGCAAAAGATGGTATTAGTGGTTTAATTGAAGACGGCGTTCTTGGTGCTTTTTCCGTAGGTTTCCGAGTCAAGGATGCAGATTATATAGAGGAAACAGGCGGTTTAATAATTAAGGAAGCTGAGTTATTCGAGGTTTCGGTGGTTTCTATACCATGTAACCAAGCAGCAACTTTCTCATTAGCTAAATCTTTTAATTCTATGGAAGAATATGAAGAATTTAGAAAAACTTTCACAAACAGTGTACCTCTAGCCGGTCAGTCTCTGGCTAAGAAAGAAGAAAATTCTTCTAATGTAGCTAGTGACACACCATACGGGACAGATAATGTCCAAACGGAGATAAATATGACTAAAGAAGAAATGGATGCGATGATGAAAAAAGTCGCTAAAGAAGCCGGTGAGGAAGCTTCCGCTAAGGCCGCTATGAAGTATGCCGAACAGGAAGCTAATAAAGCTAAAGCTCTCGAACAGGAAGCTGCTGATGTAGCTAACAAGGAAGCTCAGAACAAAGAAATCAATGACGCTATCAAGCTTGGAGTTGAGTCTGGCGCAGATCGTCTGCTAAAAGAATTTGAAGCTAAGCTAGCTGAAAAAGACGCTAGGATCGACGAAGTTCTAGCAACTTTCAAGACTGACTTAGAAGCGAAAAATGAAGAAATTCAAAAAATTCGTGATTCTAAGCGTGTATTTGGTGAGCGTAATGAAGGCGGCGATTCTGTAACTAAGTGGGGTCGAGACTTTATGGAAGCTCACCTGATGAGTGTTATGTCCGGTAAAAAAGACATGACTGATACAAAGTTTGGACGTGATATACTAGAAAAAGCAGGTATCGACTATGCTACTAGCGCAGGGGATATCGATCAAGAAGTTGCTCGTCAAATCGAGAAAGAAGTTACAATTAATCTACGTACAGCTAGCCTGTTCCGTGAGTTCCGTGTAAATGGCGCAGCTACTGTTCTACCTATCCAGCCTGATGCAAACCCAGCTACTTTTCAAACAGGTGCAGCTACAGCTGGTAACCTGGAAAATCGTGGTGCAACCGATGCTACTTACCGTCCAGGTCAGGTAATCTTAAATGCTTACCGTCTAATCTCGCAAACCTACATGGATAACAACGTAGATGAAGAGGTTCTTGTTAACCTAATGCCTATGCTGATCGACTCAGTTGCCCGTGCTCATGCTCGTGCAGTAGATAATGCAGTTATTAATGGTGCTGGTTCTATTACAGGTCTAGACGGATACGCTACAGCTTCTGGTACTACTCTAGGTATCGGTGCAGGCGATAAGCTTACCGCAGCCGGACTAATGGGTTCACGTAAGCTAATGGGCAAGTATGGTATTAGCCCTTCAGATATCGCATATGTAGTATCTATGGCTCGTTATTATGAGCTGGTCGAAGATGCTGGTTTCTCTGATGTTAGTGAAGTTGGTTCCGACGTTGCTACCAAGCTTACTGGTACAATAGGTGCTGTTTACGGTACTCCTGTAATCATATCTGATAGCTTCCCAGAAGAAGCAGCCGGTGTTCCAGTTGCCTTCGCAGTTAATCTACGTAACTACGTGATTCCTCGTCTACGAGGGGTTATGGTTGAGCAGGACTACGAAGTTGGTAACCAGCGTCGTGTGATCGTTGCTACTCAGTCTCTAGGTTTTGAAGAGCTAGTAGAGGATGCAGCAGGTAACTACTCAGCTGTTAAGATTGACCTAGCAACTTAATTACCACTTTTATACTGGGGGAGTTCGCTCCCCCGAGTTTTTACTAATGGGCTTATGGCAGATTTAATATCTTTAGCAGAGTATAAAATAGCAAAGGGCATTACTTCCACTAAGGAAGATGTACGCCTTAGTGCTACTATTGTATCCGTGAGTCAATTAGTAAAAACTTATTGTGCAAACAGTCTTATTGACTATTTCACTACCCCTTATGTAGAATTATTTAATATTAGATATAATACTAGCGCAGTACAGCTAACAGAATCCCCTCTTAGATCTATAATTAGTGTTCAGGAAAGGGTTAGATATTCTGAAGCATACAAAATTCTTAATGAGGCCACATTTGAGTTCTACTGGGATCCTTTAACAGACTCTATTATTAGAACAACAGGCAGTGGCGAAACAGTTTGGCCAAAAGGCCCCGGTTCAGTAAAAGTCACTTATACAGCTGGGTATACAGACACGCCAGAAGACCTTAAGTTAGCTGTAATTGATTTAGTCGCATACTACCATAGAGAAGAATATAAAGAAAGACAAACACTATCGAGTTCTACCCTTGAGCGTCCAGGCTCAAGTTCTCAGCCTGGTAATGTTGGGTTTCCCGACCATATCAAGAGGGTCTTAGACCTTTATAAGAACTTTTTCTAATGGCGGCTTCAAAGAAAAAACGTGCATTTCAGAGTGCTTTTGGGCCCAGTCTATTAAAGAGACTGGCAAGTGAGAATACCCTCAGGACAAAAGCTCAAGAAAAACAAGGACAACTACTAATACTAGATAACCTAAAGGATTTTGAAAAAGCTCTAAAAGAACAATTAGGTGTAAATGTAGTGGACCCTAGAGTGATAGCAAGGGCACTAGCCGCTGGCAAGAAAAAAGCTTTAAAACTGCAAAATGACTTTAGAAAAAGTAAAAAAGACGCTGCCAACTTTAAGAGAATGTCCGAGAAAAAAAGACGCATCCCAGGCCTAGAAAAGTATAGACTAGGAACAGATATATTTCTAGTGAGATCATTCTACGAGAGTCTTCCTGCTATAAAAAAAGAGATTCTTGACGTGCTTCAAGCGGGCCTAAATCTTGGAGAGGAAGATTCTGCAAAGCTTAGTAAAAATATGCACAGAGGACATGGAGAGTCTGGTAATGCTATAGCATCTTTAGATGTAGCTTCGGGTATAAGTGCTTCTGGTAATAAGACAAAACTTAAAGAAATTTTTGATGAACGTATGGCGATTGAAGGTAAAGAAATATTTGGAGATAGACTAAATGAGGTAAATGAGCTATTTAGTACTTATAACCAAATCGTAACACCTAAAGGCGAGATACGGTCTTCATACCTCTCTGTAATATCTTTTCAATATTCAATAGATAACAGCAAAGATGGTGTAGAAGAAAAGGCTATGAAGACTGCTTTCAGACAATTCATAGAAGATATTAGAAAAGAAATACCAGGTATGACAGGTTCTTCTAGTCTCCAAGATAAAATAGCAAAAGTAGTTATAAATAACATAAAACCTAAGGGTGCAAAGTCTAAGGAAGATCCAGCAGTTAAAGCAGCTAGGCTGGCTACTAAAGGTAGAGTAACAGTAAAGAACGGAAAGGCTTCTAAACCCAGAATGAGAGTTCTCGGTGTAGCTTCATCTTCATCCTCATCCAAGCCTAGATTTCGAGTAAAGGCTGGAGTAGCTTCTGGACCTCTAATGCTACTAGCTCTAATAAATCAAAGACTGCCCTCTGAAGTAGCGGACAATATGGGCTCTCCTGCTCTTAACTATAGAACAGGTAGATTTGCTTCCTCTGTTAAAGCTATTACTGTTAATAAAACTACAGAAGGCTTCCCATCTATAGCATATACATATATGAGAGATCCTTATCAAACATTTGAGCCTGGGAACGCAATGGGCAGTACAGATAGAGATCCTAGAGTTATTATTAATAAGTCTATAAGGGAAATAGCAGCAGAATTCGCCATCGGTAGATTTTACACTAGGAGAGTATAATAGTGACAGAAAGATTATATACAACCCGTAGATTGTCAATAGTAAATGCACTTGTAGCTGCAATCAAGTCTATAGACGGGACAGGAGCGTTTGAGTCTAATCTATGGAACAATGTTTCCCCAAGGTTAAAATTTTGGGACGAAGTATCACAGTTTCCAAGTGTACACTTAAACGCTGGAACCGAACAACGTGTGTACCAAGGAGGTGGATATAAGGATAGATTTCTAGCTGTTACGGTTAGGGTCTACGTTAATGAAGAAGATTCGGTCGAAGCATTAGATAGGGTTATGGAAGATATAGAAACAGTCGTAGAGCAGAACTCTAGGCTTATATACACAGATAAACAAGGTAATACCCAAGCTACTCATCAGATTAGTATTGTAAGCTTGGAATCCGATGAAGGCGTACTAGACCCCTATGGGGTTGGGGAGATACTTTTAGAGGTTCAGTATTAGAAAATATTGACAGGAACAAATGTTCACGTTCAAGTATTTTCAAGTTAGTAGGAGACAATTATGGCAGACATTCTACAGTTTAGTAGAAATACAAAAGTTTTTATAGAAAAAGGCGGAGTCTACTGGGAAATTCCAGTATTAGATGGCTTCAGCTTTTCTCAAGCAACAAATGCTTCGGAGATTACGCTTCAAGAAATGAGCGATGTATTGGGTACTAGCCGTAGAGCTAGGCAGATGTTTACTGACTCTTATGCTCCAGCCGAGTGGTCTTTCTCTACATATATGCGACCCGTAGCTGCCGTACCAGCTGCTACGGATGGGTGGGAAGATACAGGTTCTGGTGCTAACCACCACTCTATTGAAGAACCTCTATGGGCTAACTTTATATCAGATAACACTTTTACTGCATCTTCAGGGGCTACAGCTGCTGCTTGGGCAAACGGGGTAACAGCTACAACAGGTGGTACGACTTATGATTTCACAGACTCTAATAGTGTACTACTTGGTACATTTACAGTCTATTTTGTACTAGGCGCATGTGATGCCACAACAGCTTATGATTACTCCGCGACAGACGGACAAACTATCTATAGTATCACAGAGTCTGTAGCTAATACGGCTTCTATTGACTTTGATATTGATGGTATTGCTATGATTAACTGGAGTGGTTTTGGTAAAATTATTACTGAAGTTAATGCCTTAGACCTAACAGCAGTAACAAAGATTACAGAAGGTATAGACTCTACAACTAACTTTATTAGAAATAGGCTTACATCTCTAGCTGTAACTAACGCTGATACTGATAATTTCGCATCTTCCTATAGTCTAGTACTAACAGGTGGTAATATTACGTTTGAGAATAATATTACATACATTACACCCGAGACTCTATGTACTGTTAATCAACCTCTTGGCCACGTTACAGGTACTAGGTCTGTTGGGGGTAACTTCACTGCATACTTAAACGCAGATGGAGTATCAACTGCTGATCTATTTGAAGACATTATAGAAGCTACAAATGTAGTTACTAATGCTTTTGGGTTAACATTCAATATAGGTGGGGCTGGAACACCTAGAGTAGAAGTTACTATGACTCAGTGTCACCTAGAAGTTCCTGCTCACTCTATGGATGATACTGTATCTGTAGATACCACATTCTCAGCACTACCAACATCAATGGATGCAA